CTACGCAAAGTAGCCAAGCAAGGTGGCCGCAAAGGTCAACTAGCACACTGGATGGCCAATATGAAAGCTGGTCGTGCTAAAAAGAAAAAATAATTTTTGACTTTAACAACTTGGCGCTATATAATATACGACAAGGAGAATAAACATGGGTAAAGCATTTGGAGCTCCAGAGCAGGCCAAAATTAAGCAAATTGTTGCCGAAGGCGTAACAGTTATGCAAGAAATTCAAGATCTAACTGAAGGGCTTAATGAAACCATTAAAGCCGTAGCCGAAGAGTTAGAGGTAAAACCAAGTGTCATTCGAAAAGCGATTCGTATTGCACTTAAAGATCAATGGGACCAAGTTTTCCGTGAATTTGACGACCTTGAAACTATCGTTGACATTAGCGGACACGCTAATCGTCGAGAGGATTGATCGTGAAATATTGGGGATACCATCTAATGATGGACTGCGGAGGATGTTCTAACATTGACAGCCGGGATCACATTTATTTGTTTGTCAAAGAGTTGGTAAAAGAAATTGATATGGTTGCACATGGTGAACCAATCATTGAACATCTACTGCAAGGCGATCCAAAGCAGGGATATAGTCTTTTACAACTTATTACCACAAGTAATATCTCTGCACACTTTATGGAACTCGACGGAACAGCATATTTTGATATTTTTAGTTGCAAAGAATTTGATATTGAAGTGGCCAAACAAGTAGTTAATAAATTTTTTAGTCCAAAAAATATACGAGTAAATTTTCTCACAAGACATGCAGATGTTTGATTTTGTTAAGGTTCCGTATACAACGGCTCCTGGTATGATTAAAAATACAGGAGCCGTTTTTAATTCATCTCCCGATTCAGAAATAATCAAACAAAAACATCGTGAATTAGAAAAGTATAATGTTGACCTATATGGACAAATTGATAATTTTAAAGATATAATTGAACTTGCATCACAACAATGTAATGTCTATAGTAATAATATTATTGATCTAGCATTAAGGTTAGAAGAAGATGTTGCCATTATGCATAAAGGAGTGCTGATAGCAATATGTTTTTGTTTTCCAAGTGGGTTCAAACCAGGAAATCGTGTTGGAATGACATTAAGTCAAATTCATATGCCTGTAGCAGATGGAGAACTGCTAGTTAAGGCCAGTCCTGGAATATCACGAGTAATGACAGAACAACCAAGTTTTCGTAGGTGGGTATGGACTGTAACCAATAATCCAAATCTTAGCAATCATCCTAATGAAAAAATAAGTCAGGAACCTATTTCACTAGATGATCTATATTTTAGATACGAAACACAAACTACCGCACGAGTTGATCAGGATACTAGTTTGTTTTTTGTAAAGGTAAATGTTGTACCATTAAAAGAAGTATGGAATAATAAAATTCTTGATAGTATAAATTCAATGTCTGATGCTGTTTTAGAGTATAAAAATTTGCACCACATAAAAAAACTGTTAAATAATATTGCGTAAGGTTAGATCAGCCATAAATGATCATTTTGGTATTTGTCTGCCGAAAAAGACAAGTGGAGAAAAATAATGAGTTATGTTGATGCTCGATGGGATCGAGACAAAGATATCGTTCAGGTTATTGAACGAGATCCAAAAGCAGGCAGAGTATATCAAGACTATCCTGCAAGATATGTTTTCTATTACCCTGATGCTAGGGGAAAATACAAATCAATTTACGGCGATAGCCTTTCTCGAGTTACAACTCGAAGTTTCAAAGAATTTACCAAAGAACAAAGAATACATAGTGGTCACCGGTTGTTTGAAAGTGACATTAACCCTGTATTTAGATGCCTCGAAGAAAACTATCTTGGCAAAGAAGCACCTAAATTAAATGTAGCATTTTTTGACATTGAGGTAGACTTTGATCCAGAACGCGGATACGCAAGTCCGGATGATGCCTTTATGCCGATAACTGCGATCACAGTTCATCTTCAGTGGTTAGACAGTTTAGTTACTTTGGCTATTCCACCAAAAACATTAACATTAGACCAAGCTCGAACATTGGTAAAAGATTTTCCTAATACATATTTGTTTGAGACAGAATATGAAATGTTAGATACATTTCTTAATCTAATTGAAGATGCTGATGTATTAAGTGGGTGGAATAGTGAAGGATTTGATATTCCATATACCGTTAATCGAGTTACAAAAGTTTTAAGCAAAGAAGATACCAGGAGATTCTGTCTATGGGATCAATTGCCTAAAAAGAGAGAATATGAAAAATTTGGAAAAACTGCTGTAACCTACGACCTTGTCGGAAGAGTTCATTTAGATAGTCTTGAGCTATATCGCAAATATACATATGAAGAACGGCATACCTATCGCCTAGACGCCATTGGCGAAATGGAAATAGGAGAAAATAAAACTGTCTACGAAGGTACATTAGATCAACTTTATAATAATGATTTTGCAAAGTTCATTGAGTACAACAGACAAGACACGGCACTACTTAACAAGTTAGACAAGAAACTAAAATTTTTAGATCTTGCAAATACTATTGCACATGAAAATACCGTGTTACTTCAGACCACTATGGGTGCTGTAGCAGTTACAGAGCAAGCCATTGTTAATGAGGCACATCATAGAGGAATGATAGTTCCAAGCAGGCCCAGGCGCGATGACAACGAAGATACGCAGGCTGCTGGTGCGTATGTTGCATATCCTAAAAAAGGTTTACATGACTACATAGGATCTATGGACATTAACAGTCTATATCCAAGTGTTATTCGTGCGCTCAACATGGGTCCAGAAACAATTGTCGGTCAACTTAAACCTGAATATACCAAAGATGAAATTTCAGGCAAAATGGCAAAAGGAGATAGCTTTGCTGCCAGCTGGGAAGGAAAGTTTGGAACCAACGAATATGAATTGGTTATGATTAAGGATCGTGCCACCGATATTATCGTTGAATGGGAGAACGGAAAAGAAGAAATCATGTCCGGTGCTCAGATTTACGAAATGATATTTGATGGTAATAATCCATGGATGATATCTGCTAATGGCACAATTTTTACTCACGAAAACGAAGGTATTATTCCCGGACTGCTAAAACGCTGGTATGCAGAACGTAAAGAAATGCAGGCTAAACTTAAAGAAGCAATCAAGGCCGAAAACAAAATTGAAGAAGAGTATTGGGACAAGCGTCAGCTGGTTAAGAAAATTAACTTGAACAGTTTGTATGGTGCTATTCTTAATCCAGGTTGTCGTTTTTTTGACAAGCGCATTGGTCAGTCTACTACTCTAACAGGACGACAAATTGCTCGTCACATGGCATCAAAGATAAATGAAGTTGTCACCGGAGAATATAATCACGTCGGTAAGGCAATTATCTACGGTGATACTGACTCTGCTTATTTTAGTGCATATAGTAGTCTTAAAAATGAAATTGCCAAAGGACAGATACCCTGGGACAAAGACACAGTCATACAATTGTATGATACCGTGGCAGCAGAAGTTAATGGAACATTTCCGCAATTTATGTTAGATGCGTTTCATTGTCCAAAAAGTCGTGGAGAAGTTATTAAAGCAGGTCGAGAAATTGTTGCTATTAAAGGTCTGTTCATTACCAAGAAACGTTATGCTGTTCTTTACTACGATAAAGAAGGTAAACGACTTGATATAGATGGTAAGCCTGGAAAAATTAAAGCCATGGGTCTTGACTTAAAGCGTAGTGATACTCCGGAATTCATGCAAAAATTTCTAGAAGAAATATTAACTCGCGTATTGAACGGTGCCGAAGAACAAGAAATATTAGATCGTATCAGCGAGTTTAGAACTGAGTTTAAAGCTAGACCAGGATGGGAAAAAGGTTCACCTAAACGTGCCAATAATATTACAGAGTATCAAGCCAAAGAGGCCAAAGCAGGAAAAGCCAATATGCCGGGCCATGTTAGAGCAAGCATTAATTGGAATACACTCAAACGTATGAACGGCGACAAGTATAGTCAACAGATTGTTGACGGTATGAAAGTTATTGTTTGTAAACTTAAATCAAACCCACTTGGATTTACCAGTGTTGCATATCCAGTTGACGAATTAAGGTTGCCTAAGTGGTTCCAAGAATTACCATTTGACCATGCTGACATGGAATCTGTGATTATCAATAATAAGGTAGAAAACCTTATTGGTGTCCTTGAATGGGATCTAAACAGCACTACAGAAACAAACACATTTGGAAACTTATTCAGCTTTGAATAAATTTTTCATTGACTTCTACTCTAAATCTAAATAAACTTAATCAAAGGAAAACTATTATGAAATCTATCCTACAAGACATTGTATCGCATACAAATAAACTAGGGTTTCTTAACATTGTTAAGATTACCGGCACCGAAGAAAAAACTCAAATTGATAGCATGGCCGATGACCGTAGTGTTATTATGTTTGCAGAAACCAAAGATCCTCAACCAGCAATGACAGGTGTTTTTGGAATGCCGCAACTAGAAAAACTTCGTTATCTAGTTGAAGGTAAAGAATATCAAGATGATGCTAAAATCGAAGTGGTTACTGCTGACAGGAACGGAGAAACAGTTCCTGTAGGAATTCATTTTGAAAACAAAGACGGTGATTTTAAAAACGATTATCGTTTTATGAATACCGATATTATCAATGAAAAGTTAAAGACAGTCAAGTTCCGCGGTGTTACCTGGCACGTTGAGGTGGAACCTACAGTCAGTGCAATTCAACGTTTTCAATTTCAAGCAGGCGCTAACACCGAACATACAACTTTCTTAGCGAAGACAGATGGTGACAAACTAATTTTTGTCTTTGGAGACCAAAGTACACACGGAGGAGAATTTGTTTTCTCTACAGGTGTTACAGGTAAACTTACAAAGGCATGGACATGGCCTGTAACCAGTGTGTTGAGTATTCTTAAAATTGCAGATGGCAATAATACTAAGATGAGTTTTAGTAACGATGGGGCCATGCAAATTGAATTAGACAGCGGCATTGCTACCTACAAGTATATTATTCCAGCACAGGCATGATAACAAGTATAATGGGTGGACAGTACATTACTGTCAATCATAACGGACAAACATACTATAACAATACCAGTCAGCCTGCGGCCGGTATGCTACGTTATCATAGCGGTGGAAAAGTAGAAGTTTATGACGGAAGCAATTGGATTACTTGTTCCGGAAGTGCTAATATTACTCTTTCTCCCGAGGCTGAACGTGCAATAGCGTGGGCTATTCAAAAGCAGAGAGAAGAACAAGAGATTGAAAAATTAAGTAAAAATAATCCTGCTGTATTAGCTGCCTACGAAAACTTAAAACGTGCAGAAGAACAATTACAAGTAACAATCATATTAAGCGAGGAACAATGTCAAACCTGCCAGTTAACTTAACACCTTTACAGAGAGACTATGCTGTATATCTTCCTGCTATCAGTAGTTTCTATAGCACCTATGTAGCTAAACAGCGACTAGAAGAATTTGTTCCTAAGGAACGTATTCCTGCAGGATTTGATCGTGGCATAGAAGGAATGAATTTCCTTAATCCTGAACAAGGATATTTTTACTACAAGTATGCTCTATACTCAGCAGGTCATGCTCAACTAGATCTTAATAAAGCCATTACACAAGATAGTATGATTCACGGGCGTGATAAAAATAAAACAATGATTCTTGGCGACTCAGGCGGTTACCAAATTGGTAAAGGCGTTATTCAATTTGACTGGAAAAATTTTGATGGTCCTGCGGCAAATAAGATCCGTGATGATATTCTTGCTTGGTTAGAGTTTACCGCAGACTGGTCTATGATGCTAGACGTTCCGACTTGGGCCTGTTTGCCAGAAAATAGAGAACGTACAGGCTTAACCAGTCTAGCAGACTGTTTGGAAAAAACTAGATTTAATAATGAATATTGGTTAAAGCGTAGACTAGGACATACAAAATTCTTAAACGTTCTACAAGGCAGCGACTGGGATACTGCGGAAACCTGGTACCAGGGTGTAAAAGAATATAGTGACCCGGCAATATGGGGTGATAAAGCTGCTGAAGGGTGGGCCTTTGGTGGTGTTAATATGTGTAAAATGGATATTACTCTCAAGCGTCTAATGACTCTGAGAGAAGATGGTTTGCTAAAAGGCAAAAACTGGATTCACTTTCTGGGCACAGCTCAGTTAGATTGGAGTTGTTAT